AAAAAGCCGGACAAGTTCCAGCGTGTGGAAGCAATAAGCCCATTGTGGGAACGCGGTTTTGTAACATACAACGAAGACGAAAAGAACGACCCCGATATGCTGGCAGGTATCGACCAGACACTCGCATTTGAAAAGGGTATGCGAGGACACGATGACGCACCCGACGCCGATGAGGGTGCAATATGGTATTTGCAGAAGCATACGAGAGTTAATAGTTTCACCCCGTCATTCGGCAGACGGAATAATGCAAAAAATATATTATGGTAAAGAAGTATTTCAAAGCTCTGCTATTTGATTGGCGCAAAAAGCGTGCTATCAAAAAGGCAAAAAGTGATGCCGCACTGTACGGTAAAAAGTTTCTTGTTTTAGTCTTCAACGGCAAGCCTGTGGTTGTTTCAATGCAGGGCATTAAAAAACTGATAAGACAGCACCGCTTTTCAAAGGACTTCACACCCGAAACGGCGTGCAAGTGCGCCATTTATATTGCATACCCTAAACAATAAAGCGAATGTTTCTGACTATTGAAGATTATTTAGGAGTCTGTACAGAGTTTGAAATGGAACAATTATCAGTCCTTAGCAATGACAGACTGACAGCTGAGTTTGCTGCAATGGAGCAAATAAGTAGCTACTTACGTTCACGCTATGATATGGAGCAAGCCTTTCGCACTCAAGGAGAGAGTCGTAACCCCATGTTAGTTCAATGCGCCGTCAACATCACACTATGGCTCATGATACACCGACTTCCCCAATCCATGGGGCACGAAAGACGCGAATGCTTGTACAACGACAGCATTAAGTGGCTCAAAGACGTGCAAGCCTCCAAAGCTTCACCAGACTTACCAACTTATGTAAGTTGCGACGGCAACTCCGACGCAAACAACCCTGTACGCTTTGGCTCAATGCCACCAAACAAATACGATTATTAAACGGTATTTAATCAGCAATAAAAATGAATTTAATCAACAATATTCGACAGCTCTTTACCGGCAAACCGTGCACAAGTGCTGAAATGGCAAGGCTGGCACAATTTGCAAAAAGCCGTAGAGGTATCAAGATAACGGCACAACTTATGCAACAGACCGACAGCCTCACAAAAAAGGACATTGCAACATGGCGTCAAGCGTGGCAGATGGCTATCGGCATAGACAACCCTAAAAGAGGTGTATTATACGATATTTACACCGACTGCCTCGTGGACCTACACTTAACCGGTTGTATCGGCCAACGTAAGGGAAAAACCTTGCAAAAGGAGTTCCGCCTGATAGGCAAAAACGGCAAAGAGAACGAACAGGCAACAGCCTTGCTTAAAAAAGAGTGGTTTTTTGATTTTATGGATCTTGCTCTTGACAGCCGTTTCTGGGGGCATAGCCTCATTCAGTTAGGCGACATCATAAAAGACGAAAACGGTCTGCGCTTCAACGGTGTAGAACTGGTACCCCGCAAACACGTGTGCCCCGAATTTGGCGTAATACTGCGCGAAGCTTCAGACGACCCCAAAGACGGTATCAGCTATAAAGAGGGGGATTTTGCAAACTGGTGCATTGAGGTTGGCAAGCCTCGCGATCTCGGTCTGCTCTTAAAGTGTGCACCTGCCTGCATAAGCAAAAAGAATATGCTGGCGTTCTGGGATATGTTCGGAGAGATATTCGGAGCTCCTATGCGTGTGGCACGCACCAACACCCAAGACGCAAAGGAGCGCAGCCGTATCGAGCAGTCACTTGAAAATATGGGTGCAGCGTTTTGGGCATTATTCCCTGAGGGCACAGAAATTGAGATTAAAGAGAGTAGCCGGGGCGACGCTTACAATGTCTATGACAAGCGTGTAGATAGGTGTAACAGCGAGCTGTCAAAGGGTACGCTTATGCAGACTATGACCATCGACAGCGGGTCCTCATTGTCGCAGTCTGAAACCCACCTTGAAATTTTCGAGGATGTTATTGCTGCCGATGCACGACTAATTGCCTGCATCGTAAATGACAAACTGCTGCCTCTTATGGCTATGCACGGTTTCCCTGTCAAAGGACTTTCCTTTGAGTGGGACAATGCTGCCACATTCAGCCCTGCCGAACAGCGAGAACTGGAACGCGTCCTATTGGAATACTACGAGATTGACCCGCAGTATTTCATTGACAAATACAATGTGCAAATCACAGGGGTACGAAAAGCAAAAACACAGCCTGACGCTTTTTTCGGATAAGCCCCACCGCAGGCGTGGGGCTACGCCAACAAAGCGCGTGCGAACGAGTGAATGAAAGTTCACTTGCATTCTCAACGAGTGATGCAGGGTTTCGACGCAGTCAATACGGGGCATTTAATACCGCCCTGCGGTCGCTATACAGTGATGACATCTTGCAGTTAGCCGACAAGAAAAAACCTTTTGAGTTTGACGACTCCCTCTTTGAAGCTGCTGCGTCATTGGTGTACGAGAATGGAGGCTTTGACATTTCACAACTCGAAGACCCTGCCGCAAGGGCTGTAATAAACGAAACGCTGCGTGTTCTTTCAACTGCCATCGACAGCGGACTGCCGCACGAAGTCCCTGCAACTGTGCGCTATGCACTCGAAAATAATGCGTTTATATTCTCAGGCTTCAAGACATTTCACTCAATGCGTGAAATAGGGTTGTCTATGGTTACGGACAAAGGCGAAATAAAGCCATTTAACGACTTTATGACCGATGTCAAGAAGATAAACCAAATGTATAACCATAACTACTTGTATGCAGAATATAACCACGCTGTCGGCACCTCACTAATGGCTGCCAAATGGCACGACTTTGAGCAAGACGGGGACCGTTACGATTTGCAGTACCGAACGGCCAACGATGGCAAGGTGCGAGAGGAACACGCATTGCTACACGAAACGACACTGCCGGCTTCCGATCCGTTCTGGGATAAGTATTTCCCACCTAACGGTTGGAACTGCCGTTGTACTGTCGTACAGGTACGCAAAGGCAAATACCCGACATCTGACCCTGCTATGGCAATGCTCAGAGGCGACAACTGCACCGACGGAGTAAAGCAGAGAATGTTCCGCTATAATCCGGGTAAAACGATGGAGCTGTTCCCACCAAAGCACCCATATAGAAAAGCACCGAAAGCAGCAAAGGCTGTTATTGAAAAGGTTTCTGCTGAGGAAATGAGGGCTAAACGCATTCAGGATATGATTGCCGAGTTACCCGACAACCTTACGGCGCAAGAAAAACAAGCCATTGCAGAACACAACCTCATCATAGAGGAAGCTCTAAAAATCACAAAGGGCAAACCTATGAGTGTGGAGGATGCAGACCAACAGCACGCCAACCCCAATTGGGGTAAAAGTCGTGAATATGGCATCAACTGCCAAACTTGTGCGCCGGCGTATGTTTTGCGATTGCTGGGCTTTGATATAACAGCGAAACCCAACACAAGGGGATCTCAATCTGAATACCTTGCTCGCCAGCGTTCATTTGAAGCGTGGACTAATATTGATGGGTCAAAACCCACGCCAACATTGACCTATGACTGGATGATTAAGAAGGGCTATAAACAAATGACCCAAAAGAGATATGAGGAATACTTTGAGGAAAGCTGTAAAGAGGTTGGCGTTTATATCCTAACCATTGGCTGGAAAGGTGGAGGCGGACACGCTACTATTTTACAGCGATTTGAAGATGGGACACTGAAATACATTGAGCCACAAGTCTATTCGGCATCAACAGGAGCAAAAAGAAGTATTGAAGAATTGTCAAGTATAGGGGCTGCAAAACCCATTATAACAAGGGGCGTGCTACGAGTTGATAATAAACTATTCAACACGAAATTTGCTTCAATCTTTGACAAATAGACGCACTATATCAAGAGCTTCAAAGCCTGTAATTTCAGTAACTTTTCCGTCTTTATGAATGTAAACAAATGGGAAACCCGTATCAGCGTCTTCCGGGAATTTAAACATATAGGCATCCGCTTCCTCGTGTTTACCAAGGAAGTCAACTTTGCCACCATAAGCCTTAATTAGTTCTTTGGCGGCGTCTTTGACTATTTGCGGAGTTTGCTTCATACATCGCAAAATTACAAAAATTATTTTGAATACAAGCACTTAACCCTAAAAAACAACAAATATCGTGCAAACGAGAGCAAATAAGTAAACTTAATTTGCCGAGTGCAGCCGATATTCAATAAATAAATTAAAATGGCTGATATTTTAGACGGCGAACAGCTCAAACGCAACATTCTTTCAGATATGCGTGTAGAACTTACAGAGGAGTTCGACAAGAACTTTGAACGCAAAGCATTCTTTACCGACAAATGGAAAAAGCGAGCCAACCCCAACGCAAAAGGTACTTTGCTGATGGTTACAGGCACAATGAGACGGTCCATCAAAAGCGAGGTGCGGGGTAATGGTGTCCGTTTCTCCTCTGCTGTTCCTTATGCTTCAATACACAATGAGGGTGGAACAGGATCAAAGACGGTCAAAGCTCATATCCGTAGAGGCAAAAAAGGCAAAACGCATCAAGTAAAAGCCCATAAGCGTAGATTTAAGATGCCACAGCGCCAATTTATCGGCGACGGCGAACGAACACAGGATATTATAAAAGGGGTTATTTCCGACAACCTCAAATATTTTAATGTTCAACTAACAAAAGTATTGAAAAAATGAGACTACAAATTTACAAGGCTATCTGTGGCAGGCTCACTGCACAGGTACCAGATATTAAGCACATCGACCTTTGGAATAACAACATAGCTGTTCTTTCAGGGGGTGCAGTGTGGCCACGCCCTGCGGTGTTCGTAGAATTTGAAACGATTGAGTGGAGGCAGCAGCAGAACAGGGCACGAATGGCAGATATTGCCGTGCGACTCCACATTGTTACCG